GTAAATGTAACACCATCATAAGCCCACCCAATTCCTGGTGCTCCAGGTTCTGGTGTTATTTCTATACAAGTTAAACCTATAAGAGATTCAGCAATTTCTTTAGTGTCAGCAACAATAACATTGCTAACAACATTATCCTTAATTACTGCATAACTAGTCATATTTACTCCTTATTTATATTCTTTCTTATTCCAAAACATAGACTTATATCTATCAAAAAACTTTGTTCCTAATTGAATTGTTATATTTTTTTGTTCATTTAATTCTTTTTCTTCACCAAATTCCATTTTCCAAGAATCCCTTTTAAAAGGAATTACTTGAGCAATTGGCGTACCCTTTAATATATATCCCTCAAAAAGTGGGTCATTTATTACAAATGGAAAATTTACTGGAGCCATATAGGAATCTGTATCTACAATACCTGGAAGAATTGTAAAGATAGATTTTCTATGAAATGGTTGAACAAATAAAGTAGAATATCCATTGGGTGTTTTAATTGCCCAAGGATTCATCCATTTAGGATAAGCGTGTGGTTTAGATTCTGGATGTTTAGGTGCTTGTTCTATTGGATGAAAAGCAACTAATCCAAAATTTGACCACTCAAAATACTGCTGACCATCTTTAATGCTTACACATACATCAGCAGGTAAAGTAATAATATATCCGCTAGTAATAGCATCAAATACTGGTATGCATTTTTTTATTGTAGCAGTAGTGATACCTTTACCATCAGGAATTTTTTTACCACCAATGTAGGATTCCGTATCTTTATACCAGTCAGGTATAAAAGAAAATGCTGGTTTAGGTTTTTCAATATCATTAAAATTACTTGTATTAGTAAATTTAATATTTTTTTTCATTAATATCCCCTTTTTAATTTATTATGGATTACTGCGTTCGTAAATTAAAACTTGACCTGCGCCAAAGCCGCCTCCTCCTGGAAAACCAACAGCACCGCCGTTGTTTTCACGACACGCTCCTCCACCGCCGCCGCCACCTGAACCCCCAAGTGCAGTACCAGCATTGCCAGCAACAGCAGCGTTAAAAGTATTAGCGTTAGTTCCACCACCTGCACCACCAGTACCTGCGCCAGTACCAGCAGCACCAGTAGTACCACCAGAATCAGTACCACCAGGACCTGCCATACCACCGCCACCGCCACCGCTTGAAGAACCATTAGCAGCAGAGTTAACAGTGCCAAGTCCAGTTAATGTCATAGAAATTAAAGCGCTAGTAGTGCCAGCATTGCTATTACTACCTGAACTTGAAGAAACTCTACCAGCAGCACCTGCACTAGCAGCACCACCATTACCAGTAACGCTTATGTAAGCGTTAACGTTTGTTGAGTTTGTTGCAGCAGCAGCGCCAGCAGCAACAGTACCAGAATTGGTAGTAGCAGCAATTCCAGCAGCCCCGCCACCGCCACCGCTCATTACTATTAAATTTCCAAAACTTGTAGTACCGCCAGCATTGCCAGCGTTGCCAGGACCACCAGCACCACTATTACTAAGAGCACCACCATTTCCACCATTACCAGCAGAACCTATTGTAATTAAATATGTTGTTCCAGGTGTTACAGGATAATTTAAAACACCAATTCTGCGACCACCAGCACCACCACCACCGCCAGTACCAGAATTATTTTTTCCTCCACCACCGCCTCCTCCGCCTCCACCGCCAGGAGAAGTAATAAAAAATGAAATTAGAGATGTATCACCAACTGTATAGTTTGTAGTTGAGTTAATGGTTTGAACTAATCTATAATTTGGTATAAAGGGTGTATTACCAACTAAGAAATCATTTCTTACAACACCTGTTTTTAAACTTGTAACTGGAGTCATTATACAATCTCCACTCCGCTAATATGAAAATTAATAGATGTTGCAGATGCTAACCCTTTAATAGTTTTAGGTGTAGCATTTGCAGGAATTACTTGTTTTAAAGAAATTGAAGTTGTATCAAAAGAACCAACAGTTACAGTTGTTGCAATAGATACATCATCTATAAGTAATGAAAATGTACCATCAGAAGCACCTGTATTAGTAACTAAAATATCAGTTACTACTGTTGTAGTTGATGTAGTTGGCACCGTGTACAGTGTTGTGCTTGATGTTGATGCTGCTCCTCGGAACAGAGTTTTACTTGTTGTAGCCATTAGTTACTACCTTTCGTTTACAGAGCGCCCATCAATACCATAATTTCATCTGCTCCACCAGCGATTGTAACAGAACCGCCTAGTGATACAGGTGAGCCATTTATGGTGATTGATGAACTTGTTAGGGATGAGTTTGCTATATTTGAAATTGTATTACTTGAGCCTGATATTGTTTTATTAGTTAGAGTTTCTGAACCATCCAAAGACGCAAAATCTGCACCAGTTAGGGCTGTGTTAAATTCAGCCAAAGTTCCAGACATTGTATTGCTACCTAAAGCAATTGTTTTATTGGTTAAAGTTTGACTACCAGTAAGGGTTGCTACTGTAGAATCTATAGATAAAGTTACATCACCAGAAGAACCACCACCTGATAAACCAGTACCAGCAGTTACGCCAGTAATATCTCCTGGGTTAGGTAGTATCCAAGCAAGTCCTGAAGTTGTTGCAGATGATACAGATAGTACATAACCATCAGTTGCTGCAACTGTAAGAGCCACAGGAGTAGATGCTGTGCTTGCAGATATTAATGAACCCTTAGCAGTAAGGATTGATTTATCAATAAAGTTAGATGTATCAGGGGCTACTAAATCCCATGCTGCGCCATCATAAACTTTCATTGCTCCAATTACAGAGTTAAAGTAAAGAGCACCAGTTATTAAAGCCCCACCATCATTATCTAGTGTTGGGTCAGAAGTCTTACTACCTAAGTATCTATCATCAAAACTATCATAACTTGCAGCAGCAGATGTAGCAGAAGCAGCAGCGCTAGTAGCGCTAGTTGCTGCAGCAGTTTCTGAGGCAGCCGCTGAAGTGGCTGATGTTGCTGCACTTGAAGCAGATGTAGCAGCAGCACTACTACTTGCACTAGCAGATGAAGCGCTCGTAGCAGCAGCAGTTTCCGATGCAGCAGCACTTGTTGCGCTAGTCGCTGCAGCAGTTGCACTGTTGGCTGCACTGGTTGCACTTGTGGCTGCAGCAGTTGCGCTGTTAGCAGCAGATGTTGCAGAGGTTGCAGCAGCAGTCTGAGATGTTAATGCACTTGATGCACTAGTAGCAGCAGCCGTAGCAGAAGCAGCAGCGCTTGTAGCAGATGTTGCTGCTGAGGTAGCACTTGCTGCAGCAGATGCTGCGCTTGTTGCAGCAGCAGTGGCTGAGCCAAGAATTGCATCTACATAATCTTTTGGAGTAGCAGATGATGAAACCATACCAGCACTAGATAGACCAGTAATAACTGGTGAGCCTGAAATGGTAGGGCTTGTTAAAGTTTTGTTAGTTAATGTTTGTGTAAGGGTATCAAGAACTATATTACCTGAAGCATCAGGCAAAGTAATAGTTCTATCAGCCGTTGGGTCTGTTACTTGTAAGAAGGTTTCGTTTGCATCTCCAGTTGCACCTTCAAAAGTAATACCAGTATCGCCAACTTGTCCACCAGTAATAATTGGAGATGTTAAAGTCTTGTTAGTAAGAGTCTGTGTTTTAGTTGTACCTACTACACTACCATCACCAGAGGCTAAGCCATGAACATGTGTTTGATTAGCAAGGTCAAGAATTGCTTGGTCTACATCGTAACCACGAGCAGCAATATGTGTTTGCTCTTCACGGAAATCTCTACCTGAAACACCATGTCTTACGACAGCACCAGCAGAGTGGGCTACAGCCTGAGTGCTATCTTCACCACGAGTTACAGTAAGTGTTGTGCTACTTGCAGCAGTAACCGTTACAACTTCTTCTTTAGAAGTATCTGGGTCAACAATTAATGTAAACGGAACTGATGGAAAACCGCTAACTGATGCGACAATGAAAGATGTATTTGATGCACCTTGTGACTGTGCTGGTATAGATGATTGAAGCGAAGTTTCTACTGCGGTTGAGGAGAAATTCCGCTTGGGGGTACCTGGGTCGCCTGCTGCCATTGTTTACCTTATCTCTGATAGTGGGAACGGATTGGGTGTTGACGGCGTTGGTTGTCAGCCACCTCGTTTAAACGCTGTTGATAAATGTTGTACAAGAATCTGGATGCATTTTGTCCAGAGCCTGTAGGTCTTACGCCATCTAACATATCTGCTGCTGCAGATTGAGGACCAAGGCGTGAAGGGTCCAAGAAAGAAACCATACGAAATGCTGCGCCATAGATAACTACATCTTCTGAATATGATGGCATACCTGATACGGTTGCATATTCATCACTATCATTTGTTAATAATGTTGGGCGCTTAGAATAAGAAACATGAACTGTTTGTCCAGGTGTAATCTCAGAATATATTGAAAGACTCTTGCCATTGCTAAATGCATCAGTATCTGCAGTACGGTCTAGTTGCCATCCACGAGCAGGGAACCACTCTTTAGATGGACCAACTATTGAGTAGGTAACACTTAAAACATTTTCTACAGCAGCAGGTATAGAGTATGAATACCGTGATGCTACATAATCAAAGTCATAAGAACCAAGAGCAAAGACCATAGGATACATTGCATTGATTGTGTCGTTAATTGAATTTTTAATTTCTTGGCGTGGGAATAATGGGCTTACTGTTACTTTAGCATTTGCACTGTGAGCAGAAACGGTAGTACCACGCTGTCCTCTACCCCAAGGAGCAAGAGTTAATGTGTTTGCCACATTGTCTGTTGAGTGAACAAATACAATTTCATCATCAACTTGAATATAGCCACGACCAATAACTGATGCATCATGAACTGATAAAGTAGTTGTTACAGTAGTAGCGCTAGTAGTAAGCCATGAGGTTGGTTCAGTATTTTCTGTATACGCATGAAGTACAGACTCAACACGGTCCGCTAATTGAGTAAATGTACTCATATATTGATACTCCTTAAAGCGTCCACGGCTGATAACCCAGAGGTTCCAGCAATCTCATTACACACAGCGTTTAAACCTTTGTAGTTATTTGGTTGTCTTGTGCTGCTTGCCTTGTAATTAAGGGCACCCAATAGAGCCAAGCCATTGGTACCAGCCCAAGCGTTAGCAGCCCCTACAAGGGCTTTATAGGCTGTTATAGCGGGATATGTACCACCATTGGCAAGACGGTTCATTTCGCTTGTTAGCGTGCTTCCTGCTATTCCTGTTGCCATTACTTACCCTTCTTCTTACTCATCCGTGCTACAGCAGCGTTGTCCACAAGGTTGGGATACTTCCGTCCCGCAGCCTTTGCACGAGCCTTGGCAGCAGCCTTCTGTGCAGGAGTCAGTTTTGTAGATGTACCCTTTGGATTCTTCTTGTCCCAAAATGCTTTACCTTTCACCATTTCACCTTATCTGCCCAATACGCTGCAGACATTTTTCCTTTCGCAATGTTTTTAGCATGACGAGCCTTAAATGATTTTTGTCTTGCTGTTGGTTGTCTATCACCAGTTACGCCTTGTTGACCAAAACGAATAGTTTTAACCTGGCTTCCTTCTTTGGCTACAACAACATGTGATTTAGTTGGATGACTTGGTGTGCGCTTTGGTTTATTAAAACCAGATACACCTGCTCTAGCGAGTCTTGAGTCTTTCTTGCTTGCCATATTCCCCATGCTTTCCTAAGACTGCTTTAATTGTTCCATCTTTACGCAGTCTTACTATCATGCCGTTTTTAATTTGAACTGGGTTAAAACCATCGTGGCGTTTTATTTGCCCCGATGACATTACTTCTTTTTCTTTTTAGCCATCTTTGCTTCGCTCATGGCGATTGCTACGGCTTGCTTACGCTTAGTTACCTTTGAGCCTGCGCTTGACTTTAAAGTTCCACGCTTGTATTCGCCCATAACCTTTTCAACTTTTTTCATTGAAGTTTTCTTTTTCATCATAGACCGTACTCCTCATCATCATCCATGTCCTTGTATGACATACCAGTTGGCACTTCACCGATTCTATGGATTGGCTTGTTGTACATTGCTACATTTGGTGCCTTTGGTGTTTCAGTAGGTGTTCTTCCACCAACTCCATAAGGCGTTACTGTTCCAAAACAGTTACACTCAATACACATTATTTCCTCCTTTGGGATATAACTTTTATATCTCCACCGACACCTATGTTGTATTCGGCAGAAATCTTGATTGCTCTACGCGCTGCAAACTCAGCGCTCTTTATAGAGGTTTTACTGAAACCTGTTGCTAGTGCACCAAGGGCTAAGTTGCCACCACTACCAACAGCATATAAACCACGGTCATCTCTTGACCATAGGTAATCATGGTCTACTTCATAGATGGTTCCGTTTAAACATATCAAAGCATCAAAGCCTGCATCTTTATCATCTTTACTGGCACCGTGGTAGCCATTGTCTGACATTACTTCTCTCAAAGAAGGCAGTACTTTATTCTGCATAAAATCATCTATATGCATTGACTTAACTAACTTGGGTGGAGTCCACATAAAGTTTGCTATATTGCCAGCGATAGCATCTCCAGCAAAGGCAAATATGTAGTCGCCTTTTTTAACAACCTTTTCTTGTCCCTTGGCATAATAAGGTTTATCATCGTAGGTTGTCATTGAATCTGCAGCGATTAACGCCCAGTCTTTGCCCTGTATACCTACAATGGCTGTCATTATTACTCCTTAAAACTCCTCGTACTTGCATCAAATGCTTTACCAGCCTGCTCAGAAATTTGAACAGCCTCGTTAACTTTTTTCATTGAGGTTCCAGCAGGTTGGATACCTTGCGCTCTAGCGCTTCTGTATGCCTCAAGTTCTTTATCCCACTTACGGGTTGATACTCTTAGGTTAGAGTTAGCATCACCAGCAGATACTTGTAGTGTTCCAACTTTGCAGCCAAAACAACCTTCTACAAACTCTGGGTGCTTTTGTTGTCTATGTAAACTCATGCTGTTGTTATGTATGCTCCGTAGCCTTGTGCTACTAAAGCATCTCTCGTTGCTTGGTTAATAAGATTAATTGTTCCACCCATATAAAACTCCTCAGCACTCAGTATTTGAGTCTGGCTTGGATACCTATAGGAAGAGTATACACCGTTTAAACGAAGTACAGTAATACCACGGGGCAGTTTATAGCGGTCAAACAATGGTGGTCCACCCGCAGGTGTTTCCTCTATTGTTGGTGTGGTGAAGTAATAGTTTGTCATAGTCCTCCTAATGGACTTACCGTAAGGCTAAAGTTTTTTCGTTTCTTTAGCCCTACAGTCAATCAACTAGAGAGCAGCGATTGAAGAACCAGTTTCAATGCGATATAGAGCCTCTTCGCGGTAGCGGTTCCATCCAAGGACACCGTACCAACCGATTGGGCGGAAACGCATCAACTTATCTGTGATAGGTCCGATAACCACATTTGGCTCTTGAGCAACTGCCTCAGCCAATGCTTGCTTACCGCAAACAAGTGTGCTGAATACGCGAGTTACTGGAGTTACTGTGATTGTTGTACCTGTTGTTACAGCACCAGAGTTAGCAACATCTACTGTGAAAGTAGTTGTTGAACCTGATGTTGAGATTGCTGTAATCTTGGCGCTTGTGCCAACATTTGTTCCAGAAATCTTGTCGCCTACTTCAGCACGAGTTGCGATAACTGAAGAAGAAGCAACACCAAATGTAAATGCTGCTGATACGCCAGCAACAGTTACTGTTGTAGTTGCAAGAGCAGTCTGGTCTGCACCTGACTTAGCAGAGTACATACGAGGGTTTTCAACAAAGAAAGCACCTTCGTAAGTTCCGATGGAACCTGCGAACAAGTTACCAAGGGATGCATCTGTGTGTGCGTGAGTATCACGCCAGCCGACAGAACCTGATTCTGCACGGAGGTCGTGTGATACTTCTGGGTGAATACCTACCCAGTATAGGCTTCCTGCACGAGGAACAGCCTTGTTTGAACGCAACTTAGCAACAACCTTACGGATTGATGCTGAGTCAATGTCATCTGAAGCAGTGATTGTTGCTGTGCTTGTGCGTGTTCCACCGTAAACAACATTTGTTCCTTGGCGTAGTGTGTTTTGCGCTACGATGTCAAGTGAGTCAGCCATGTTGTAAGCGATGATGTCTGCAACAGCAGGGTCAACATCAGATAGTGAGAACAACTGTAGTTTGCGTGTTACAAGTGAAGCGTTACCGTATTCGTTAAGAGTAACTGAAACGGTATCAACATCACTTAGTGCAACTGCATCTGGGTCAGTTGTTTCTGCGAGTGTAGAAGTAGCAGCAGCCAAATCGTTGTAGAGTGAGAATACAACGGATGACCCTGGCATAGCCTGTTGTACAGGCTTCTTATCGGCTACAGCACGAATCATCGGCTGTGCACGAAGAGCAAATTCCACATAGCGGTCATAAGCGGTCTTTACTAGACCACCCAGAGCCGATACATCGGTATATGCATTAGGCATTAGGGTTCACCTCCTGGTGAATTGGTTGATATTAAATGGATTAATTTAAACCAAGGAGTATGTCTAAGTCCTCTTTACTCTTAGCGGAAGCAATCTTTGCAAAAGCATCTT